CTGCGCCCAGCTGGAATCCGCCCTCGATCCGATCGTGCGCACGTTCGGGCCCGGCCTGTGCGGCTGGTTCGATCTCGAAAGTCTGCCCGTCATGCAGGAAGCCCGGCGCACCCGGCTCGATACGGCCGTAAAGGCCTTCGCCATTGGCGTCCCGCTCAATGACGTGAACCAGGTCTATGATCTCGGCTTTCCGGAATATCCCTGGGGTGGCAAATCCTTTTTGCCCTTCAACCTGCAGGAAGTCGGCGCGAACGAGCCGCTTCCAGGCGAGACGCCTCCGCCGGAACCGCCGGATGATGGCAACCCGATGGCCAGCATGCGGAAGTTTCTCGCGACCCTGGGCCGCGCGACCCCCGCGCAGCGCAAGCCCGCCACGCATATCCTTTGGGAATCCCACATCGCCACCCGCCGCAAGCAGGTCAAGCTGATGGAATCCAAGGTCACCAAGGTGCTGACCCAGTTCCGCGCCAGCACCCTGGCCAAGCTCGACGAAGCGCACATGGGCAAGACCGCCAATCGCTCGCTGGTGGATCTGCTTTTCAATTCGCACGAGTTCGGCGCCACGCTCTTCGCCCAGCTCACGAACCCGATCACCGCCACGCTGCAGCTCGCCGGCAATGAGCTGCACACCGAGCTCGGCCTCGATGATCCATGGGCCATGCCGCCCCAGAAGGCGAAGGATTTCCTCGCCGCCCGCAAGCTCCCCATCCAGGGCTGCGGCGAGACCGTGCGCAACCAGATCAACACCGCGCTGCAATCCGGGCTCGATGCCGGCGACAGCACCGCCCAGCTCGCGGACCGCATCCGCGACGTGTTCAAGGATCTCGGCTACGGCGAAGCCAAACGGATCGCCATGACCGAGACGAACATGGCCTACAACGACGCCCGGCATGATGCCATGCGCGACGCCGGCATTGAATACAAGGCCTGGCTGAGCAGCCACGGCCCGACCGTGCGCGACGCCCATGCGCTCGCCGAGGAGGTTTACATCAACAATCCGATCCCAGTGGATGATCCCTTTGAAGTCGGCGGAGAGCAGCTCATGTATCCCGGCGACGATTCCCTGGGCGCGAGCCCGGGCAACGTCATCAACTGCCAGTGCATCCAGCTGGCCGCCACCAAGGTGGCCGAGGACGCCACCAGCCTCACCTTCAAGCTCGCCGGGTTCGGCGAACAGAAATTCATCAAACCATGAAAACTCTCGAACAAGAATTTGGCGCGCGCCTGGTTACCCTCAACACCGGCGCCCGCGGCCTGCGCGGCGGCATGAGCTGTCTGGTCAAGGAGGTCCCGGGCGATGTTCCGGTCATGGACTTCATCGGCAGCGACGGCAGCGTGGACCGCTACAACGAGGTGATCGATCCGGCCGGCTGGCAGCTCGATAATTTCCGCGCCAACCCGGTCATCCCGGATTGCCATGATTATTCGAGCATCGCCAAGATCCTCGGCCGCGCCCAGAGCGTGGAGGTGCGCGACGGCAAGCTCGCCAACCGCGTCGAGTTCTGCACCGACAATCCCATGGGCAACCTCGCCTGGAAGATGGCCAAGGCCGGCTTCATCAAATCCCAGAGCGTCGGCTTCATCCCGATCACCTGGACGAACGGGCAGGGGAAGGATCAGCCAGACCGCACCTACACCGCGCAGGAATTATTGGAGATCAGCCTGGTGGTTGTGCCCGCCAATCCCGGCGCCACCATCGGCCTCGCCCTGAAAAGCGGCGCGCTGACCAAAAGCGATCTGACCGCCCTGGCGGATTTCCTGAAAGAATTTCGTAGTGATGAACTGACTGACCCCGCTGCCCCTGGTCGCGCATCCGGCGCGGGTGTCCTGGATGCGCAGTTATTGCGAATCGCGCGTGGCCTTAATGAGGCCTTGAAACGCGCTTAAACCGAAACCAAAACCGTCCCATTACCGAAAAAAATGTCTATGAAAACGTTCCTGAAACAAAACCGGCATCTGCTGTCGCTTGCTGCGATCGTGCTGCTGGCCTGCTCCCTCGTCGCGCTCGGCGCGCCCCTCATCACCGGCGTCGTGATCGTCGGCCTCTGGCAGCTCTCGCAGTTCGCCATGTCGAAACGTCCCGGCTATTGCTACACCACGGTGCTCACCCCCGAGCAGCTCAAGGAGTTCGAGACGATCACCAATCGCTGCTCGAAATTCTTCGATGACAATACCGAGCTGCTCAAGGGCGTGAAGGACCTCTCGGCCGTCGAGGGCGGATTTGCCGCCGTCAAGAGTCTGCCGGCGTTGCTCAAGACCCAGGGCGCGACCATCGAGGAGCTGCGCACCGAAATCAATAAGCTGCGCAAGGCCCAGCTCACCGCCCGCAAATCCTCCGGGTTGCGCGGTGACAACGTCAGCGATGAATGCGCCCGCCATCTCGCGGCGCTGGCCATGGCCGTCGGCGTGAAACGCGGCCAGATCACCGGCCGCTCGGCCGACATGGCGGAGTCGCTCGTCAAGGAGATCATGGGCGTGGAAATCAAGACCGCGCTCAGCAGCTCCGATATTCCGCTCCCGACCGAATACAGCGGTCAGGTCGTGGAACTGGTCGGCCAGTTCGGCGCGGCCCGGAAATATGGCACGGTATTCCCGCTCGGCACGGGCGTGGTCAAGCTGCCCAGCCTCAAGACGGACACGGCGTTCGCCATCATTGCCGGCTCGGGCACGGTGACGGAAACCTCGCCCCAGACCCAATGGGTCACGTTCACTGCCGACAAGTTCGGCGGCCTGGTCCGGATCCCGACGGAAATGGAAGAGGACTCCATTGTTCCGATCGGCCAGTTCATCGCCCGTTACTCCGCGCGCCAGATCGCCTCGATCGAGGACTGGAACTTCTTCCAATCCACCGGCGCCGGCACGACCAAGAACGGCAACGTGGCCGGGCTCACGGCCAGCACCATCACCAACTCCAAGGTGACCCAGATGGCCAGCACCAAGACGCACTACAGCGATGCCACCCTGGCCAACCTGCAGACCCTGCGCACCGTGCCGGACGCCGCGGCGATCCGCACCGGCGCCTATTACATGCACCCGAGCTTCGAGCAGCTGCTCGCGAGCTTCAACACGAGCGGCAACCGGCCCTACAACCCGAACGCCCAGCTCAACAACCCCGGCGGCAGCCAGCCGTTCATCAGCGGCCCGACCCTCGACGGCTTCCCGGTCCGTTGGGTCGACCAGATGCCGGCCTACAGCACCAGCGCCAACGTGAGCAAGGTGTTCGCGCTCTTTGGCGATCTGTCCTTCCAATACCTGGGTGTGCGCGGCGGCGTCCGCTTCGACACCAGCCTGGAAGCCGGGTTCGCCACGGATGAAATCCTCATTCGCGCGCTTGAACGGTTCACCATCGGCCTGATGGCCACCGGCGCGGTCGCCGGCCTCGAAACCGCCGCGAGCTAATCAGTCATGTTCACCTCGCCGCCAAAGGATCGCCGGATCAAACCCATGGACGCCGCAATGCGTTCCGCGGGCCCGGCCCCTTTGGCGGCGATCCGTCCCCCGGCCACCGTCGCCGAGATCCTCGGCCAGCCTGAGCGCTGCAATGATCGTCCCGCGCGCTCAACCATTAACGCTCCATCTTCAATTAAACCATGAACGCCGGCTTTGGCTCGCTCACCGTCCTGAAGGCCCAGCTCCTCGCCGAGGTGCTGCGCGCGGATACCGCCTATGATGCCGCGCTCCTCGCCATCGGCCAGGGCGTCGTGGCCAAATTTGAGAATGCCGCCGATCGCAAGTTCGCCCGCGTCGTGGGCTATGCCGAGGCGCTGCCCGCCGATCGCGTCAATTTCCTCCTGGAACGCTTTCCCCTGGAATCCATCAGCACCATCGAGCTCAAGCTCGACGAGGCCACCGGCTGGGTCGCCCAGACGATCACCGACTTTGTCCGCACCATCGATCTCAAGAACGGCCTGGTCATCCTGCCCGATACCGCCGATGCCGGCCCTTATTGGGGTCAGGTCCGCTTCACCTATACCGGCGGTTACTGGTTCGATGAAACCGAGGAAGGCACCGACTCGCTGCCGAGCGGCGCGACCGCGTTGCCCGCGGATCTCACTCTCGCCTGGATTTTGCAATGCCGCGCCGTCTGGTCGGCGATTGACAAGCTCGGCGTCGAGATCATTAAAACCGGCTCGGCCGCCGCCGTGGCCGCCAGCGTCGCCGGCATCGATCTTGTGCCCGCCGTCAAGGATACCCTGGGCGATTACGCCCGTTACAGCCTGACATGA